CGCCATCCGGCGGACGCTGAATCCCGCTGTGGAGAGAATTTGCAGTCTGTGGTTGCGGATGCACGGCTACGGATGCGGATTTGAGACGGTTTGGGAGGATGTTAATTTGCAGGACGAGGTGGAAGACGCCCGGGCGGCACTATATCTGGAGCAGGCACGGAAGCTGAGAATTGAGAACGACGCGGCGGAGAAACAGGCGTGACGCAGTGGGCGATTAGTTTACATAATAGTTAAAAAGGGGCGAGAAAATGGACGTGCGAAAGGACGCAGGAACGGCGGAGCGGTGGGCGGCCGGAGAGGATGACATGGGTCTGATTAACCGCTTTT